CTGAAACGTGAAGAGTAATCACAACATCATTCGTGAGCTACTCAAAAGACACCCCGAGGGTTTGAAGTCACGCGAGATAGCCGATATAACTGGCATAGACAAGCGCGTTGTCAACAAAGCATTGGAGAGTGTCTTTGGTGTGTATATCGATCGGTGGGAGAGGTCTGTCTTTCGCAACACACTGTCGGCAGTATGGGTCGTCGTTGACGTGCCTGAGAACTGCCCAAAACCAGCAAACACAGGAAGGAGATCGTGTGAACGGATACGCAACCCTGATGACGCTATATTCTTAAACAAAAGGAGAGAGATCAATGACTAGCGCTAACCATACGCAAGTAGCGGGCACTCACTACAAGACCAAAGCCATACAGCCGTGGGACTATATTGTTGCAAACAACATCGGCTACTTGGAAGGAAATGTAATAAAGTATGTGTCTCGTTGGAAAGACAAGGGCGGTGTTGATGACTTGCGCAAAGCTCAGCACTACCTGACCAAGCTAATAGAAACACAGGTGAATTAATGGCTGCAACCCCCGAATCCAAAGTCAAGAAGCGCGTGCGTGAGATGTTAGATACGCTTGGTATATACCACTTCATGCCACCAGCCAACGGCTTTGGTCGGGCGGGTATTCCGGACATCATAGCCTGCATGGACGGACACTTCATAGCGATTGAGTGCAAAGCTGGCAAGGGCACAACCACGGCTCTACAAGACCGCGAACTCGATCGCATAAACAAAGCAGGCGGAACAACTTACATAGCAAGAGAGACCAACATAGATGAACTACAACACTTACTCAGGGAGAAAAGAAGTGGCTTATGAAGGCATGATGACCCAAGCAGAGCTGGAGCGCCGTGTCGGAGCCATGTCAGACGAAGAGCAAGAGCATTTCAAACTGCTCATACATAAGATCGTGATGTGCTATGGCGATGGCAACGCGCAGGGCGTGTTCATCATAGGACGCGCTGAAGATCAAGTCGCAGGAGTCGTTACCCTAAACTGTAACGAGATGGAGGCGTCGCAACTCATGTTGGCGGCAAACGATTTTTTCGGCTTTCTAAACACCCTAGGCGCACCGCCAAAAGAAAACTTTAACTAAGGAGAAACCATGATTATCAAACGTGCTATTGCTGTAGAGAGCTTGACCAAAGTCTGTGAAGAGAGCTTGAACCTTATCAAGCAACTGATTGATGCCGACAACGAGGTGTACGCCAAAGGATACGAAGATGGTATGGCGGCTGAGTCTGAAGTGCAAAAGACTTTAAGACCTTGGGTTGGGCTGACGGATGAGGAAGTAGAGCTTTATTGGGATTGGGAAGATTTTCAGACGGGGGCTGGGCGCTCAACTATATTTGAAATGGTTAGAAACATTGAAGCCAAGCTCAAGGAGAAGAACAGTTGACCGCGCCATATGACAAGATCATCACGATCGACTTCGAGACCTACTGGGACACCAAGGAAGGTTACACACTCAGCAAAATGACAACCGAGGAGTACATACGTCATGAGAAGTTTAAACCGTTCGGAGCCTGCGTACATGAATATGGAAGTGCTAAACCTTTTCAATGGTTTGGAGACGCAGAGCTACGTGAGTACCTTGATGGGGTCGACTGGAGACGAACCGCAGTGCTTGCCCATAACGCACAGTTCGATGTATCAATTATGGAATGGATCTATGGCGTACACCCCGCCTTCATCTTTGACACCCTATCAATGGCGCGAGCTTTACGCGGCGTGGAAGTTGGCAATTCCCTCGCGAAACTCGCCGAAGCTTTTGGTCTTCCCGAAAAAGGGAAAGCCGTATATCAAACTAATTCTGTCGTTGATCTATCTCCCGAAATGGAACGAGAACTAGCTGAGTACTGCAAACACGACGTATGGTTGTGCGAGCAGATCTTTACCCGCTTGGCTGTTGGCTATCCACCGAAAGAGTTTCGACTCATCGACATGACGCTGAAGATGTACACACGTGCGTGCCTTGAGCTTGACCCCAACATGCTGACCGATGCCATACTAGAGGAGAAAGAAACCCGTGAAGCACTACTACAGAAACTCCGCGTGGACGAAACTGCACTTGCGTCGAACCCACAGTTTGCAGCACTACTTGAGACCATCGGTGTGGTTGCCCCAAGGAAGATCAGTAAAACTACAGGGAAAGAAACACTTGCGCTGGCTAAGAATGATGCCCTCTTTCAGGCGTTACTCAACGGTGAACGTGAAGACGTTGCCCTTCTTTGTGAAGCGCGTCTTAGGGTTAAGTCGACCACCGAGCGCACAAGGGCTCAAAGATTCCTTGACATTAGTAAACGCGGCACCCTACCAGTTCCTCTCTCGTACTACGGTGCGCAGACTGGCCGGTGGACAGCAAGCCGTGGCTCGGCCATCAACATGCAAAACCTCAAGCGAGGCTCGTTCCTACGCAAGGCAATTATGGCTCCCGCTGGCCACCAACTCGTCGTCGGTGACTTATCGCAGATTGAGCCGCGAGTACTGGCGTGGTTATCAGATTACACAGACATGCTGGACATCTTCAGGAGTGGCGGTGACCCTTACGCCGCGTTTGGAGCGCAGATGTTTAACATACCCGGACTTAGTAAAGAGTCTCACCCTGACCTTCGGCAATCTGCGAAGAGCGCGTTGCTTGGCTGCGGATACGGTCTTGGCTGGGCGGCTTTTGCTTCTCAACTCCTCACAGGATTCCTCGGGGCGCCACCGCAACGCTATGACTTGGCCTTTGCAAAGAAGCTTGGTGTTACTCAGCAGGCAGCGCAGAAATTCCTCGATTGGGAAGTCAACACGGAGAAGCTCCAAGCAATCCCGCACACCTGCACAACCAAGGAGCTAGTGATCCATTGTCTCGCGGCCAAGGCCATCATCGACAAGTACAGGGCTACGGCTACGCCTGTGGTGGACTTCTGGAACCTGCAGACCGAACTCATACACGAGTCTCTTTACAAAGGGAAGGAGTACAAGCACAAGTGTCTGACGTATCGTAAGGGGGAGATTGAACTGCCGTCAGGCATGAAACTGTTGTATCCTTACCTACAAATCAGGCGCCATACAGACGAGAAAACAAAAAAAGAACAGGTCGAGTGGACTTACGGCGAAAATAGTACTAAGATATATGCAGGCAAGATAACCAACAATGTCACGCAGGGCGTAGCGAGATGCGTAATGACAGATGGTATGGTGCGTACTGCCAAGAGATACTTTGTAGCGGGAACAGTGCATGACGAGCAGATCGTTGTGGTTCCTGATGCAGAGGTGCAAGAAGCTAAGACTTGGGTCTTGGCTCAAATGACTATGGAGCCGCCTTATATGCCGGGCATTCCATTGGACGCTGACGGTGGCGCGCACCGTAGATATGGGTTAGCAAAAAACTAGGAGAAGCAATATTGAAGTTACCAACAAAAATAAGAGTAGGTAGGCGGTGGTACTCAGTCGAGGTAGTAGAAGCTATGCTAGACAAGTCTGTCATAGGGCGTGTTCATTACGATGACCGCCGTATTCAACTAGGTCGAACGAGTAACATCACGGGCAGGCAGTTCAAGCCCGAAGAGATCACCGACACGTTTTGGCACGAGGTAGTACACACAATTCTTAAAGACATGGGCGAGCACCGCCTTAACTCCAACGAAGCGTTTGTCACCAAGTTTGCCAACCGATTAACTGAAGCCATTAACACAGCGAAGTTCGAATGAAAAAACCAGCATGGTCACACAGCAGCCTCAAAGATTTTGAAGGTTGTCAGCGCCGATACCACGAAGTTAAAGTCTTGAAGAAGTACCCCTTCCAAGAGACCGATGCAACCAAGTACGGCAATCAGGTGCATAAGGCTATCGAAGACTACATCAGGGACAAGAAACCAATCCCTGCTGAGTATGCGCAGTTCCAGCCTGTAGTGGACGCCATGCTGAATAAACCCGGACGAGCGCTTGCTGAGTATGAGATGGCATTGACTGTGGACTTAAAGCCTACGGGCTGGAAGTCCCCTGACGTTTGGGTTCGAGGCATTGCCGACATCCTGATCGTTGACGATGAGAACCTTACGGCGTGGGTGGGAGATTGGAAGACTGGCAACAACAAGTACCCAGATCGGGATCAGCTTGTATTGATGTCACTCATGGTCTTCGAACACTTCCCTCACATCCGCAAGGTCAACTCAGCGTTGCTGTTCATTGTCAAAGATGATATGGTCAAGATGCAGATGCAACGCGACCAAGCCGAGCAGTTTTGGTGGAAGTATCGTGAGCGCACTGCGCGTCTTGAAGCTAGCTTTGAGAACGATGTATGGAATCCAAATCAAACCCCACTATGCGGATGGTGTCAGGTCACCGGATGCGAGTTCAATCCTAAGCACTAGGAGGAAGCAATGACACAAGTAAACGGCAAGCGTGACTACAAACACGCATACAAACTACAAAAGAAAACAGGCGAGACAGCCGATCAAGTTGAAAGGCAACGCGCCCGCAGAGCCTACGACAAGAAAGGTATTGACCGCTCAGGTAAAGACATTGACCACATCAAACCTTTACGCGCTGGTGGTAAATCAACTGCTGGCAATACACGACTCCGTAACAAGAGCGCAAACCAAAGCGACAACGGAAAATAAAAGCTTGGAGAAGCAATGGAAATTATCGAAGACAAAGCAATAGTCTTACGCACAAGGAACCCGCACAAATATAAAGTCATACCGAAACACAAGATCGTCGAGCGCATGGATGGTGGCTACGACGTGGCAGTGTATTGGGGGCTTGATGAAGCGCGGGTGTTGCGTAACCTAGGTGTTAAAAACGTACCATCGCCTATCACTAGGCGCTACGACTGGCCGGGTCGCTACAAACCTATGGCTCACCAGATCGAGACAGCTTCGTTCCTTACGCTGTGTCGCA